AGTAGTAGACGTTTGCTACAGGGTTGTACACGGAAGGTAAAGTATTTGGGTACGTGACACCCCCATCAAACGATGCAACATATGTGTTTGATATAACAGTGTTTGAACAGGCGACAGGAGAGTTGCTGAAAATTTGACCGTACTGTGCAGAGTACGCCGTGTAAGGACCAAACGTGTTTACGAGCGGGTTTGCGGAACTCGAACCTATGTCGTAACTGTACATCTGACCGGTGCTTCCGTCGCCTATGAGGTACGTGTTGAAATAAGGCGACCACGAAACTGTTTGGAGGTTCGCACTCGTCGTGATGTTTGAACTGATTGCTGTGAAACTCGGACTCGAAAAACTCACTATTGTCGAAACGTTTGTTGATATCACGTTTCCGACTGCAACAAAGTTTGTACCGTCACTCGCGACTGCTACGTAGTCGACAACCACACCCGTCGGGTCGTCAAGACCAGTTAGCGGTGTGGCAAGACCGACATAGGATATGGCTGTCCTGTACACTGCGTTCGAAGAGCTCGAGTTTGAGGTCGTGCTACCTTGCGCCGTTAAAAGAATGACACCGGCGTTGTTCTGCGCCAGTGCAGTTATAGGCCCGGTAATATTAGGGAGATTTGTAAAAGAGTTCATAGAGAACGAGTTAAAGTCGTAGTAATAAAACTGGTTCGGAGTCAATTTTGTCGTCGGTGGAAAAACAAAGACTGACGAGTAGTTGAGCCACGTGACACTCTTAAAGTTTTGGTTGAAAGTCGGTGATATGCTCGGGCTAGGCGCCTGCCACACTATGTTTGAAGTTGTCGTGAGAGTGTTTTCGAGGCTACCGCCCGCGATGAGGTCGGCAAATGGCCTGAACTGTATCCTCACCTCGACCTCCTGGCGAGTGAGAGCGCACAGCGGTATCGAAAGCGCGTCGTTCCTCAGAAAGTAAAAGGGGAGTGGGACCAGAAACGTGCGAGGATAAAACCCATACGAAGGCTGCTGGACACCGGGTGCGTAGGCGGTCGCAGACCCTAGACCGTACAGACCACCTGGTGTCGTTCCGACCATGTACGTCAGAGACGACTGCTGCGAGTCACTGACAAATGTTTGGTCATATATCTGCATAAACTCGCCGTTTATTCTCTCTATTGTCTGACCTCCTATGACCAGATCCGCGTACTCGACTATTGCGTTTCCTATGCCGTTCGTGTATCCGCCTACATTTAAAGGGGGTACAATGAGTCGTAGATAAATGTTTCGTATGAGTTGACCCTTTCGGGGTACAAATGTGTTCACCCAGCTCCCAAAGTTTATGCCTTGCTGAAAAAAAGGAACGTCCAGCGTCTCGAGTGCAAACTTTGTGTGGCGGTTAAACTTCTTTATAAAGTACGTCACGTCAGGTGTACCAGTGAGAAACTCGTCTTGGAGACCCACTGATGCGAGTTGAACGCGTCCGCTCGACATTATTACTACTAGGTAACATAAAGTTTAAGTGTGAAAAAAGGTGGAACTATTTTCCTGTGCACAGTGTAATGAGTAAACTGCAGCTCAGAAAGTTCCGTCCGGAAACAATGGCAGACGACAAGATTTGTGTGTTTATCGGAAAAAGAAACACCGGAAAGTCTGTCCTCGTCACTGACATCTTGTACCACAAACGACATCTTCCAGCCGGTATAGTCATGTCCGCGACGGAAGACGGAAACCATCACTACAAAAAGTTTGTGCCCGACTTGTTCATATACGGCGACTACGATCGAGACGCCATAGAAAGGGTTCTCGCTCGACAGAAAACACTCGTGAGTCAGGGTAAAACAAACTGCGGGGCTTTCATGTTGCTCGACGACTGCATGTACGACAGAAAGTTTATGAAGGACGTGTGCATCAGACAGTGCTTCATGAACGGCAGGCACTGGAAAATCTTTTTCATGCTGACGATGCAGTACTGCATGGACCTGACCCCCGACCTCCGTGCAAACATAGACTACATATTTGTGCTCCGTGAAAACATTTTACAAAACAGGGAAAAAATTTACAAAAACTTTTTTGGAATATTCCCGTCGTTTGAAATGTTCAATCAGGTTATGAACTCGTGCACGGAAAACTTTGAGTGTCTCGTTCTCGACAACACGTCGCGAAGTAACAGAATAGAAGACTGTGTGTTCTGGTACAAGGCGAAACTTCATTCGGACTTTCGCATAGGTTCACCGTCTCTGTGGGCGTTTCACCAAAAGAATTACAACCCGAGGCATGACCACGAGCCTGCTCAGAGGGCCGAACAGAAAAAGAAAGGACCACCGCCGTTGGTTGTAACAAAAAGCCGTTGATGCGTGAGTTTTTAATTGATAAAAAATTGGTACCAAGTAGCATGGACGGTGTGAGCACCATGAATTTAAATGACGGAAGCGACTCTTCCATGACGCCTTTTTTTCAGACGCAGCCTGGACCTGGACAGCCAGCCCCTGAACAGAGGCTCGTGCAGATGCAGAAACCACAGGAGATGCAAAATCTCGTGTACCAGCCAAACATTCCCGAACCTGAAAAAAAAGCACCCGAAAAAAATATAAGTAAATCAAAAGGAATGGATTCTACACCCTTGAGCGATGTTATGATGCCAGGAGAGGACTATGCTGGAGCCGCCGGTGGTGGACCCGACCCGAGGTACATGATGGCACCCCAGCCGTCGTATGTTCAGCAGCAGATGCCCGTGCCGCAGGGGTACAACACCCAGCCCCAGAAGCAGGTTGCCGCGAGCAAGAACCCTTTGAACCTCACGGACGAGCAAATGGAGGCTTTGCTCGCCGGTGCTGCTGCACTTCTTGCATTCTCTGGTGTAGCCCAGGACAAGCTCTCGACGCTCGTTCCGAAGTTCCTCGACGAGTTTGGCAAACGGTCAACCGTAGGCTCGCTCGTCACGGCTCTTCTTGTCGCCATCATCTTTTATTTTGGTCGTAGGTTTGTCATCCGCGATTAATAGCCAACGGAACCGCCTGTAACAGACGAGTTGTACATGTCAAGCTGTGTCGACAGGACAATCATAGCGAATATGAACGTTGACACCGGGACAAAGGTGATGACGTTTGCGTCAGACACCTTGGCTGCTGTGAGAATGATCCACATGAACAGAGACGCGACTGACGCCCCCATGATGACCGGGTAAGAAACCCAGAAGCTGCCCTTGCGGCACAGGATTGCAATCGCAATCGGGTACAACACGGTCAAAATGGCCGACGAGACGAGCGGGTTCGTCTTGTTAAAGAACGTAATCAGGACAGGAAGCATCATTATGATAGTCCACAGCAACACGCCGACAAAAAGCTGACCCCATGACAATCCAGGCTGCATTTATAGTAACCACATAAAATAAAATTCAGTCCTGGATGTGTTGACCACAGAAAGCCTTTTTTTCTGGTATCATTTGGTACACACCAAGACTGACCGCAATGTCTCTCAATTCTGAAAAGTTATTCCAAAACTGTTCAGAATGCGAATACTCTGGAACAGTCGAGTGACTCAGCTCGTGCAAAAGCACGTGAAACACGTCATTCGGAGTCCCGCTGAGACACAGGCCAATCTCGTAGCCCTTGCTAGAGTTGTATCCGAGGTCCCCTGAATCTTTTCCTACGATGACAATCGGGTTCTCCAGGACCCAAAACTTTTCAGGAACCTTGTCGTGATGGTCTTGGATGTACTCTCTTAGAATGTTGTATCTACGTTTTACTTCCGTTAGGTTCTCCGGGTCTCGTGTAATGTAAATGAGATACGCATCAAGCATCAAAAACAACACTATCAACACGAGTAACATTTATAGTGTGCGGACAAAAATAAACTGAGAGTACATTGAACTCAACTTTGAACCCGTAAGGTTTTTCCATGATTCTAGACGAAGACCGAGCTCGTGCAACTCGGTAATAAGTGTGTCCTTGTACGCAATGGGTTCGGACTTTGCCTCTCCATTGTAAAAAGGTGTGTCAGTCAACATGACAAAAAGTTTTTCCCCAAAGTTTCCAAACCCAGTCGTGTCCTTCCGAATCATAAAGTTCCCGAGTTCGTCCTTGAAAGGCGTGTCCATGATGATGCTCTCAGAGTCTGGTATGACCCCTATGAGCTTCCCGCCTATTTTCAGACGGTCCTTGATTGCACGTGTGCTGTGTCGAAACAACTTTTCATTCGCAAAGATGTAGTGCAAGGAAAAGTTGTAACACACGACGTCATACTTTTTGTTCGAGGGACACGACATGATGTCGCCGTGGTACATGACGGGTTCGAGTCCCTTCATCTTTGAGGCACGAGACTTTGCCTCCGTCAGGGCTTCAGCAGACGGGTCGCACATGTCCAGGCTCCGAACGCCACATGACTCCCACTTTTGCAAGTCGCCTCCAAAACCACACCCAACATCCAGTACGGAGTATCCTTGTCTCGTGACACTCTGTATAAGAGTTCGTTTGACTGTGTTATGGTGGCGACGTATGTCCTCCATTATTTACTGTATCAAGGGGTCATTCCTTTATTAAAATATTTTCAAATGGTAAATGTTTGTTGCAATCCTAATCATTCTTCTCCTTTGTTGCATGGGTATTTCAGCGTCGTCGGTTGGTATCAAGAAGATTAACGATCTTACCGACACGTCTGAGATAGGACTCATCTGCTGCATCATGTCTATGATTCTCGTGGCTTTTGGTGGTATGTATTTTGTCGCTACCAGTCCATTCTAAGCGCACATACGAAAACATTCCCAGTGATTTTTACTTCTGTTTGAAAGTTCAGAAAACTCATCTATAGTGTACGCGTCACCCATGGACTTGTTGCACTTTGAACAGATTGGTCGCAAGTTGTCAATCCATGTTTTACCACCTTTGCTTTCAGGTATGTTGTGTCCAACCTCAAACGTAAAAGGTGTAATGGTATTTTCACACCACTTGACATGACACTTGTTTTTAAAGTTTTTGTCTCCGAGGTAAACAATCCAAACTTGTTCCCTCATCGCGAGAGGAATCTTCTTTTTTTTCATCTGGTGTGTGTACCGTTCATTCTTCTAAGTCGCATAAAACACGTAATCTTCTATGCCTTCGAGTTTTTGCCCCCTGTTGTATCCGTATTCACGGAGCAACTCAAGTACCTTTTCATAGTTAACCTTGAATATCTCTATGAATATGACTGGTTTGTGCTTGAGTATAACTTCCCTTGCACCTTTCAAAACATTGTACTCGAGACCTTCGACATCAATCTTGATAACTGATACCCTGTTTGTGAACAAGTCTTTCACAAAGTCGAGAGGTATCAAACTAAAATATATTGTGTTTTGTTGTACTACCGGAGCATTCTCATTGTGTTTATAATCAAACGTCTCTTGCATGGTCGAATGAAAGTGGTTACAACCAAAGTTGGAAGTATTTACTGTCATGTGCCCGACACTATGTTTGTCATATAGTCCAAAGTTGTACAAAAGAATGTTTTTGTGTTCATGTGTATTGTAACACAACATGTTGAATGCTTTGTTGTCACACTCAAAGCAGTGTATCTTTCCACCGTCTGTGACAGAGTTTTTTACTGCGAGGGAGATGAGTCCAATGTTTGCACCAATATCTAAAAAGTCTGTACCCGGAACGATGCACGATGCAATCATGTCACAGTTGTGCTTTTCCCATAGTTTGTCAATCTTGATTGAATTGTGATATATATAATCTTCAAATGAAAGTATTTTTTGTCCGTACACTTTCGAAAACACCTCCATGGGATACAAGCTATCGCTGCGTTTAATAGCTTAAAGTTTTTATGTACAGTACTAGTAGAAATGTCGCTCGAGCAGACTTATACAACCCTACCAGGCCAGGTTTTCGCCGCCATCTCAATAGTCGGACCTGACTGCCCCCAAAAGTCGGACAAGTTTGGCCTCAAGATTTACGGGTGCTTTTCCACGCGCGAAGAGGCTTCTAGTCACGCAAGGCGCCTCCAGAAGGAGGATGCCACGTTTGACATTTACGTTGTTGACATGTACAAGTGGCTCTTGATTCCTCCCGACCGCGAGCACATCGAGGACGTTCACTACAACGACGAGAAGCTCGAGGAGATTATGAGCAAGTACCGCGAGAACCAGGCTCTCGGGACCAAGCTGTTCGAGGAGCGCAAGCGCGACCTCATGGCGAAGCCACTTCCAGGTGACATGCC